GGCCGAGGTCGAGAGGCTCCGATCACAGCGCAACCGAGCGATAGATATTGCGGAGAAAATTTGGGCAGACTGTTCAAATGGCTCTGAGCATACCGAACTCGCCGCACTCAAATCTAAGATAACAGAGTAATCTGTTAATAAAACGACTACATATTTTTAACACTATGAAAGCCACACTTGAATTCAATCTGCCAGAAGAGCAGACCGAACATTACAACGCCATCAATGGAACGACTTTTAGGTATTGCTTACAGGAACTCGATGGAGAACTCCGTAACTACATCAAGCATGGTCATACTTTTGAAGACGCTCATGAGGCTCTAATGGCTACTCGCAAGCATCTGCACGATCTGATCCGCGATAATGACTTGGTACTAGAATGATTACTGAGTTCCGTAAACCTATACCAGTGACAACACCCCTGGGAGATGGGATGGCAATATACGCCACCGACTCTGGTACTTTTGCCAATGATGTTTGGACAGTAGCACTCAATGATTGCCGCATTCGCCACTTTAGAACCGATCAACTTACGATAGAGAAGAATTTCACATTTGATCTTAACAATGGAAAAATTTAGAACTATAAAGGTAGCCATGAAGGATTATATTCAATCGACTAAGAATACCACAAAGGTATCCCTCACCCCACGAACGGATGCCGAAGTATTCCAGATCCACGACATCAATGGGGTGCTGCGCAATGTCATCACAACTCAGTTTGCCAAGCAACTTGAGCAAGAACTTCAAGCAACCGAGGCCGCCTTGGACCAGATGACAAGTGACCTAGTTAAAGTGTATTCCCAGGAACACTTCCACCATGAGTCATATTGCCGCAAGTGTGGTGAGAGGGTATGACCATAGTACAACATATAATATGTAGTAAAGAGTTTGTTATATGGTGTAAAAAGCATAAGATACCAGTACATAAGTATCCCAAGTACAAGGATAGAATGTTCTCATACTTCCGGGCAGTTTGGGTCCAAGGGTCAACGAAGTAGGATCCTTTGGTTTACTTACTTCGTGAATATTGTCATGGTTAAATGGAATCATGGGATCATTACTAAATGATACACTTTTATATTAAGTGAAGCGTTGCCCCACTTCAAGTGGGGTTCTTTTCGAAGTCCACTTCTCGTAAGTAGCTACATGACAGGTAAATACAAGCCAAGAAGTGGGGAGTGGACATAGGGGGCGATTTTGAAATCCTCCGGGGGTATTGTGGTGGCGTGGTGGCGTGGGGATAACCATATATATATTATAAATTATAAATATATAGAGAGTAAGTCCACTTCCTCCACTTCCCTACCTGTGGAAGTAGTGTCTATGAGGGTCTAGACGGGAGTGGGGTTCCAAAAATTGCTCCACTTCGTGTCCACTTGCTCCACTTGTTGCCCACTTGGAGTTTTTAACTGTCTCCTGTCTCAATCACTAGTCTCTGTAGGATGCCTCGTCCATGCTCCCATGATCCCTTGTATAAGAGTAAATTAGACCATGGTCTAAGGGAATCATGGGATCATGGGAGCAAAATCTAATTAATTCGATATAAGAGGTCTTCAACAGCGTCTTTCTGGCGCTGTTTGCTTTTCTGTTTTCCGGTCTTTAGGTAACCAGGCACTAATGAGTCCCGGAATCATGGGATCATGGTAATAATGCCGGCCGCCGAGATCTCGCTCGCTTCGCTCGATTACGATCACTCTCTTTAGTCGTGATTCCATGAGACCATGCAACATTAAATCTTTGGATAGTGATTCATGGAATCATGGTATTATGGATGAATTATTCCCATGCTAATCTAAGTTAATTGAATTATTGATGTATAGTTAGTAAATCCGTCTTACGAATTTACTCTATCCAAAGAGATAATTATCTTATAACTACAGATAACCTTTGAAATCGATACTATTCAAAACCGCTACCTTGATTCCATGAATAAATGCATAAGTGGTTGATTGCATAAGGGTTACATGGAATCATGGGATCATGGTAGCAGTTTGCACCGATACGATAAATCGTATCGTGATTAAAATTTGCCCGCCGGCAAATTAGTTCTTGCCATGTCTTACGCCGGCCGGCATAGTACCCCCTTAGTCTATGCCTCCGTTAACCAACCTCCTCCACGAGAAATTTGCACACCTAGTTGCTGAGTCCGGTGACTCGTATACCGCGGCATACTCAAAAGTCCGGGGTGATACCAAGGCACCAGGCAACTATGGTTCCCAGATAGCAAAGAGACCGGAGGTAATGACCAGGATCGCCGAGATCAAGGAGGAGATCTGTACCAGAAGCGTAACCACCATCTCGAGGAAGCGTGAGGTCCTCCGTCTCATGATCGAAGGGGTACTCCCCACCAAGATCGTGAACAAGGCAAATGGGGTGGAGGAGACCTTTGACAAGTTGGCTGCCATGCAACTGGATTGCAAGTTGGCTGGCGAACTAGCAGACAACATCCACCTTACCGGAGGCGCTGACCTCAAGTTGAACTTTACTGTCCGGGATCGTGACAGCAAGGCAATCGATGGGGATGGAATCATGGATGCCATACTCATACCGGATGCCGACGACATTACCGAGGCAGACATCCCGGCACTACAAGACCATGACACCAGTTCCTACCCCGGCGCGTAATATCTCCCACGCCCTCAAGCTGGCACTTGCCATCCGAAAGGAGGCAGACAAGGACGAAGACCGCGGGTTGCTCTTTGCTGCCTCGTACATCTTAAACCATGCAACCCAGGCGCCGAACAACATGGTACTGGATATCAAGAAGTCTAGCGCCATAGTCCTGCAATTCGTACAGCACCTACTAGACAAGAACCAGTTTGAAGCGGCCGCTACGATACTCTGGGGACCGGATGTCTTTGACTGGCGTCCACGCTCGGCACAGGACACCTGGAGGATCCTATTCAAGTACGACAAGAACCTTGTGCAGGGAGCCGGTGCTATGGGGAAGTCATTCAACGGCGCTGCATGGTTCTATCTCGATTGGCTCCGTGATCCCTACTACACAGCGATCAAAGTCATCTCCCTAACCCGGGAGCATGCCGAGCGAAACATCTATGCACACATCAAGAACTTCCATCGTCAGGCACTCGTCAAACCGGAGTTCGCAAGGGGTGAGGCACTAGTAACATCTATTCAAGCCAACGAAGACTCCAAGCAAGGCATCCACCTAGTCGCCATCCCTAAGGGAGACTCTGGAGCCGGAACACTCCGCGGGTTCCATCCGGCACCTAGGTTCGGTAAGCCGCACCCCAAGTTCGGTCGCCTCTCCCGTATCCGTGTCATCCTTGACGAGGCGGAAGAGATACCGGGGGGAGTGTGGGAAGGTGTGAACAACATCGCATCGTCTATGGACGACATGGGTCATCGAGGCCACATCAAGATCTTTGCTGCCTCCAACCCCAAAGATAGGACAAGCGAGTTCGGCCGGCGCTGTGAACCGAAGGCGGGCTGGGGATCGATAGACTGCGAGGATGACTTTGAGTGGGAGAGCAGGGAGGGGTTCCATGTCCTCCGTGTAGACGCAGCCACCTGCGAGAACATCATCCAGAAGAAAGTCATCTATGCGGGACTGCAGACCTATGAGGGATACATGAACTATGCCGGCCGTGGTCAGACCGCGGAGTACTACACGATGGCAAGGGGATGGTTCCCTGAGGAAGGCATTGCTATGGCAGTGATGACGCCGGCCATGCTAGACAATGCCATAGGCATCATCCGGTTCATAGGTCCCGTGGTTCCACTTGCCGCATTCGACTTGGCACTAGAAGGCAATGACAGTGTTGTCTGTTCCTACGGTAGGTTTGGATTGTCGGATGGGTACACCGATCAATCAGGCAAGTTCCAGAACTTCCCATCAAGCCGTACGGCACTGCAGCTAGACTCACAGATAACATTCCCAAAGCGCGCCACACTTGAACAGACCCAGGCAATCATTCGGTTCTGTCAGCAAATGAAGATCGGATCCAAGTGGTTGTGTGTTGACCGGACGGGCAATGGTTCCGGTATCCATGATGCCCTTTGCACATTGTTCGGTAAGGATACGATGGGTGTGAACTACTCCTGGGCAGCAACAGACTCCCATGTCTTAGGTGACGACTCACAGAAGGCGAACGAACTTTACCATGGAGTTGTGACGGAACTTCTCTTCGGTCTAGCAAAGTATATTGAGTTCGGCTACCTCAAGATCTCACCGGGATTCCGGACTGAGGATCTCGTGAGGCAGGCAACCTCTCGTCGGTATAAGCAGAAGGGCAAGGGCATGGTAAGGGTGGAAGCAAAGCAAGAGTACGTGAAGAGAACTCGCGCCAAGTCACCGGATGCCCTTGACTCCTTGTCTCTGCTTGTCTATCTCATGCGACAACGATCCGGTGTTGCCGCTGAGATGGTGGTGGACAAACCTAAAGAGAAGAGGGTACGTGAACGCAAACTCCAAAGCATTGTGGACGGCATGGATTATGTTGACATGTCTGACTAGATCATGCATCATTCCGCTTCATCACAGGTTCGTCTAACGGTTAGGATTTCGCCTTCATACGGCGAAGATGCGAGTTCAACTCTTGCACCTGTCACCAAATACTAATTGTAAACGTTTTAGTACTTGAGTATCAATATCACCTCATGACTTTCAAACTTTCCGAAGTCACCAGCCAATACCCTTTGGTGTAACGGTAGCACAGGGGACTTTGCCGAATGGTGTAATGGTAGCACCGATCCCTTTGAAGGATCTTGTCTAGGTTCGAGTCCTAGTTCGGCAGTTTTTACCAGCGTATGTTTTTGTTTGGCTATGACAATTAGGACATAGAAAGCATAGGTTCTCTATTCTATGATCGTTTGAAACTCCATTTTTATGCTCAAGCTGTAAGGTCAATTTCTTTCCATGCCAATCTCCTTGGTTGCCACAATTATTGCATTCCCATTTTATCAATCCAAACTTTAATAAATATCTCTTAATAAGCGTTCTTTGACGCTCAGAATTTAGAACAAGCCATTCTAATTTAAATTCATCTATTGTTATTGTCCTTCCAATAATTGAAGACTCTCTCATGCCAACCATGTGATCTTTATTTAATCCGAGATGTGCGATTCTATTATTTACAGTATTAAAATTTCCACCCTTGTTTGCCACACCTAAAGCAGATAAAACATCTTTCATCCTTTTGGAATTATTTATAAGATTTATAA